ACCGAAGTTTGCAGACTTAATCCATGCATTTTTCAATGTCCAAGTTTCAACAGTTGCGCCCGCTGAATTAATTTGCATAATTGATACTTCGCCAACTAACGCCGTGGCAAGAGCCTTGCCGATTGTTGTTTTTGCCTCTGTTCCGGTTTGCTGACGAGCTAAACCAGCACCAGCTAATATAGCCATGATGGTCTTTGATACATCTGCGCCGTCTGGACTAACTGGATCGACCATTGTAAACTTTACTGTATTCCATTCTACGCGACCTGGAAAGTAGTAATTCTTGTCTAGATTTTTATGTACAGATTCACCAATTGTAATCTGTGGTTTATTTACGCCCTTTACAACCCAGTGTGGCGCTCCACTTTGTAATAGACCAGCAAAAGTTACATAGAACTTAAATTGTCTTTTTGGGTCTAGTCCTGCATCACTCCAAAATGCCATTTGTTTAATCTCCTAATATTATATAGTGTCGTCTTTTAAATTAATCATCAAAAGAAGCGCCGGTATTCTTGATAACGAAATCTAGAGCGATGAATTCGATAGCGCGTGTTGGCTTTAATAGAATCTTCGCATACATTACGTTACGATCAACTAGATCTGGTGTTGTTGTTGATTCATCTAGTTGGACGCGGAAGTCAGAGAGACCATAGCCGCTCTTAACAGAAGCTAGGAATGGATTTACTAGACTTGTGAAACGCTTCCATGTTACCTCTACGTTTGGATCAAATAGAACTTGTGTAGCGTAACGACTAATTTGCTTCTTAACATAGATCATTAAACGACGAACATTGATACGGTCTAGGGCACTTGGTGTGACCTGTAGAGTCTTTTGACCGAAGATAACAACACCTTCGGCTGGGAAAGTCGCAATTGGATTGATGTTAGATTGATATAGAGAATCGCGTTCGCGAGCAGTTAAAGCTTGTGCTGTACGGCTAACTGCGATACCAGAATTACCTACATTTAATCCACCACGATTGAATCCTGCTGGTGCAAACCATAGAGCAGCATTATTTTCTGTACCACCCATTACACCTAAAGCAGCAACAGAAGATGGTAGGAATATACCTTCGGTTGGGCTAAATACTGCTGGGAAGTATGCGCATGCATAACTTGTATTTAGTAAACGATCTTTTAGACCATTTACGGCTGTAGTTACAGAAGCGCGTGTTTCGGTTGTACCGGCATCATACGCAGGCTTGTAGTCTCCTACTAGGTCGATAATTCCTAATGCATCGCCACGTGTTTGGCAAACATCTAGAACTTTGTCAGTAATAGCAGCTACTTGAACTCCTGGCACCGTTAGAAGATTCATTTCTACAACTTCTGGATCTGATACCGACTTGATTGCTACATCTAATGTATTAAATGCCGCATTTCCAAGTGCAGATTGTGTAGAACCTAATAGACGGTTATTAATAATTGCTTCCTTCTCTAGAATATTATTTCCATTGAATCCGCCAAATAATGGCATATCAAAATCATTAATATATTCTAGAACCACAGCAGAGCCGCTAATAGAGCCGCTGCCTGCCGCACGGAATCCAATTCCCCAATTTGCTATTTGGTTATTTGAACCAGTAACTTGAACATCGTCTAACGAGAAGAATGACGAATAAGTTGTCTTTGAGCCATCTGGTACATATAGACCCTCTCCGCTTAATAATCCCGCAACGGTTGAATTTGGAGCGGATAGGATATCTTTTAGATCTGAATTTGCTGGCTTGTCTGCTTTTAGACCAAAACGGAATCTTGATAAAGATGTTGATCCATTTGAGGTTTTTAATGTAGGAGATGGGAATGCTATAGTTACTGCTGCATTATCTGCGCCTATTACCAAACTTCCTGTATCTCCGCTTACGCTAGACGTAATCATCGACGTTACTGAGCTTGGGACGATATAAGATGAAATTGCCGTTGTTTGTTGCTTTGTATATAGCTTCGATACGTATGTAGGAGGACCATAGAAACCAAATGGTAGATCGCCTAATGCATTACCATTTGAAACATAGTCCGAAACTTCTACACGAATATTTGCGGAGTTATTTCTATATAATCCATATTCTTTATAGCGCTCTTCGTTGTAATCCCATGTTGTATAGAGATCACCGACTACGCGAGCAATATAATTTGGAGAAGCAGGATCTAAATCAACGCCTTGGAAGCGCTCACGTGCATTGGAGGCTGCTGTTTCAAGTAAATCACGAACAACAACATCAAAAGTTGCCCAAGGAATTTCTGGATTTGTAGAAGCACGAATATTTTCAATAGAGACTTTGATATTACTTTGCTCCCAATCTCCACCGCCTAATGTTTTAAAGCGGAATAGTTTGTTAACTGGGTATTCTCCGTTTCCATTTGCTACGAAAGAAGAAGATGGACCATTGTGTTGTGAGACAACCCACCCAGTCGATGCATTTGAATTATCTTGTTTACGAGAAGAGTGTTCTGGTAGTTTAATAATAATACCAGCTAAGGTGCTTGAAACTGAACCTAACTTATCCTTTACGCTTCCTTCAAAAGACTCTCCTAAGAAATAAGACTTAGCATTTGTTGATACAGTTACAGTTGGGTTTAATCTTGTTGGATCTGTATTTAGTGATTTTCTAATAAATTTAGAATTTACTGGATCAAGACTGATGTCAATTGTCTCGCTAGTTGAGCCAGATACTTTTAATGTAAATACGCCAGCCGTAGAGCTTTTAACAAAAGCGTTAATAAGCGGCTTAGAATCTGTTGCGGTATAAGCTGCATTTACAGCAGATCCGATTAGACCTGGGACTGCGCCTGTTAAATAAAATACTGCCGCTAAGCTTGCAGTCGCAGGAGAAAGAGATGTGCCGCTAACAGCGGTAACGAATAAACCATAAGCTCCGGCCTCTGCTGCTACTGTAGCGCCATCTGCCTTTACGACTTCCCATCCGGCTTTTCCAAGTGACGTTGTAGCATTTGGATGTTGAGTGCCGATTGTACGTACTACCGTTACTGGGTTGCTATTGCGTAAAAATGCTTTAGCTGCATATGTAGCGTAGGTTGGGGCTAATTGACCTCCCTCGCGCCATACGTCGCCGGTTCCAGCGCCTTTTCCATTGCTTGGAGCGCCGAATACTCGTTCTAGCTCTTGAATACTTGAAACACGTACTGGACGCATTGCTGGTCCTTGCGCCGTTCTACCAATAACAACTGGTCCAATTGCTGCTGGAATTGCTGGTAATCTTGAATCATCGATTTCCGCAGTGAAAATACCTGGGGATACGAATCGGAATTTATCTACTGACATTGTTGGGTGTTCTCCTTAAAGCTAGTTTGGTGCAAATTTATAATAAATAGTATTACATGTATCCAAACTCACTATTATTTTGAGTCAAATAAACTTTCACGAGCCTTGATGCACTTGGCTTCTATTTCATAACGATAATCGCTTTGTCCAAATAGTTGCTTTGGCTCATTTAGCGTAACAATTTCAAAATAATCTTCGCCATAGCGGACAAAATCTCCGACGCGTACATAAAGATCTTGGTCTTCTGTAAGCCTACGTTTATGAAAGTGAACAATGATGCTTGGACGGCGATCTACTCCAAAATTTGTTGTTTTTGTTTCATATCCTTCCCATTTAACAAGTGCGTAAACGTGTACTGGTGGATAGAAAGTTTTATTCATGCTTTCGCCATATAGGGGATGAAAGTTTGTATGCTCTATACTAATAGAATAATATAATATTTCCTGGCCTATAACGCGTTCTATAAGCTCATCATTTACTTGTTTGACAAGATCGCGCTCCTTCTTGCCTGTAAATAATGGAGGAGGCGGTGCATCTGCTTTTGACCACTTATTATCTGCCATTTATTATCCTACAAAGATTAAGCTTGGAATTGTTGTATTTAGTTTAAATGCGCTATCTGCAATTGCTGCATCTTTTTCCATTAGCTTATCATATGTTGTATCATCGAGAACTTTATTTAATTCTTCTTTTAGATCTTTTTGTTCTGCTTTTGCTTCGGTTACAAGTGTCGCACCGTTAAGCTTAACTGTCTCGCCTGGAATTGGAATTGTATCGAACTTGCTACGGATATATCCAAGCATCTCTTTGCATAGCGATAATGCATAGCGACGTATCCAATGCTTTCCTGGTGAATTTATACTATCATATGGAATATTTTGAAATGGCAGTGAGTTTATATTATTAATTCCGCCGGTAGCATTATCAGTTGCGCTACCAGCTTCTTCTGTCCATGCATCGCTTGGTAATACAAATTCAAACCAGAATACCATTGGATTTGTTGTACTTGGAACAGGATATATTCTAACTACATTATTTCTAATTTGATAACTATAATCACTTACGCGTGTTTTAATTGCGTCTTCGTAGGCCATAGCCTGTAATTTGTTTTGCCATACTGGCACCATTTCAAACGTGCTATCGTCTGCATATTGGCCGTATGTACTTAAATTGCCAACTACGTTAAGACCACCGAAATAGCCATAGAAATTCCAGCTTGCTGCTAGCGTTTTATAATAAATGCGCTTAATTAAAGCCTTCTTGATTTTTACGCCTGCGAAGCGTGGATCTGCTTGAATTACAGCTTGAAGATCGTAATCTTGTTTACCATTTGTTGCTGAGAATGAACCCGAATAAACCGTATCATCGCCGTTATATCCAGCAATACCGCTTACGCCTTCGCTTATTCGTCTAGCATAACCAAGCGACCATTTAGGATACGCAAGCTCGGCATGTACATTACTACCGCTTATTTGTCCATCATTATTAAAAGAGGCAGTTGAGCCGCCAAGGAAGCGAGATAGTGAATTTTTACTTTGATGAAGATTCATCATATATGAATATTCAAGACACGCTTCTTCATATGCAGCATATACTTGTGTTTCGACTATTTCAATATCTAGAACATCTCCGCCAAGCTTTTTGTACACATGTGCAACTTGTTCTACTGCACCGCTTTTAAATGAATTAATTTGTTTATTATTCCAGTAGTCGCTATTAACATATATTCCGAATGGTAATGCTGCCGATGTTACGTTAGCAGCGCTTCCGCTTGCAGGTAATATACTCTTGCTAGTTTGAGATACTGGTCTTAAATCGGGATATGCCATTTATTTTCCTCTACTGTTTAAATAGTTTTATATACAATAAAAAACCCCGCTATCTTGCGATAGCGGGGCAGCTTCTCAGCTTTTAATTTTTATTAACCATTTAGATCTTGAACAACAACTAGGCCGTACATATCTGGTCTAACGAAGGCTTTGCCATAACGTGTCATGACTGCCTTACGTGGCGTGAAGTTACCTGGATCAAAGATGGTTGGAGATGTTTGTAGTGGTACATATGGAGCATAAACATATCCGCTTTCTAGGAAGCTTGATCCCTTACGTCCGATTAGGATTACGTTACGTGGGAAGTATGGGTCGACGATAACATCAAACTTACTGTTTAATGCACCAACCTTAACTGCGCCAGTTGATCCCTTCTCGGCATCGTGAGTTACAGTTGCACGGAATCCGGCAGTGAACTCTAGGATGTTTGCAACTTCTGGAGATACAACCATGAAGTTTGCTCCACCGCGTAGTGTCTTACGGTGAATTAGTGCAGATACATCGTTAACCGTTTCTAGAAGTGTTTCGTACCACATTGAGATGTTACCGGTGAAATCTGGTGGATTTGCATAACCTAGTTTCGCACCTAGATCGGCACCTGTTACGCGGTCAACGAATTTACCTGGGCGGCGTGACCAGTATTTAACACCACCGGTTGCACCCTTGATTAGGTCGTTTAGAATTTCTTGATCGATTTCTAGACCAATTTGTTCTGATAGAATAGAAGTTAATTCAACTTCGGCATCTAGGTTGTGGTACGCATTTAGGTCTTGGCCTAATTCTGGCGTCCATGCAGCCTTTAGCTTACGAGTACGTGCGGTAATCGCAAAGCTATCAACCTTTAGTTGGATTTCTTTTAGATCAGAACTATTTTCTAGCGTCCAAGGGGTTGTTGCTCTTAGAGCGCCTAGTGCTGTTCCGATAGCTGGGTCTGGTACGCCTTCTAGTTTATCCTTTGCGGCGAATTGAATAGCTAGCGTTCCAATTCCTGTCTTGGCGGCTAGTGTATCGCCAGCGACTGCAGAAGCTAGTGAAGCTGTTGCTTGTGTTCCACCAGTTCCACATAGATAGGTTAGTTCTAGATATTTAGTTGGGACATCTGTAGAAGCATCAACGCCAGAAGATAATTCAACGCCTTGGCCTTGTACGATGCGGGTTAGACGGCGTACTAGTGTTCCAGATAGAGCGCCCTTGGCTAGGGATCCATTCTCGTATGCGCCAGAGACGATTAATTGTGTATTTGGCGAAGCAGTTCCAAATGCGCCAACTGTACCAGAAACAACAGTTAGAGATGTTAAATCTTGTTCTGCGACTAGATCAATATAGTTACCAAGAGCTGCTGTTGTTAATGGAGCGCGTAGAACAACTGCATATGCATTTGCTGCATATGATTTATCGGCTTCTGCGATAACGTCTGGATCCCAGCGTACATACTTAGCCTTATCAGAGCTAGATAGTTCACTTAGCTTGATAGGAGTAGTTAGTAGTCTAAATGTTGTTGCATCGCCTTGTGAAGCTACGCGTGAGTTACCGTAACCGCTTGTTAACGAATAGAAGCCTTTTTCTGCATTCTCATTACCATCTACACGTAGACCGTCACGAATTTGTTGACCAAGACGATCACCGTATAGTGATTCACCGGCTGTGATTGCCTTGTCGCCTGGTAGACCAACGTCATCACCATACTTGAAATCCATGAAGAATACAAGACCAGATGGTAGACTCATTGGTTGTACTGAAACTAGATCGTTGGCGATTAGGCCAGCGAATACGCGGCGTACGAT